TTAATTCTTTTAGTATGTTACAATATAGGGAACGTAATTCAATAACTTCTCTTTTACGTGTTCTTACTTCTATATCTGTATTTGTTTCTTGCTTTATTATTTCTTTTAATCTTTGTGTAATTTCCATTATTCTTTATCTTTTATAAATGTTCCGTTCTCCATTTTACCTGTTCTTTTTACTATTACATTATAAGCACTATTAATACAGTCTTCTATATTATAACCGGCTAACTTAGATAAATTAGTCAATACTACAACACAATCTCCGATAGCATCAATAATCTCTTCTTTATTGTTGTTCAATAATGCTTTTGCTAATTCACCTGATTCTTCTTGTAGTTTTATATATTGAGTCTTTACATCACCTTTATCAAATATTCCTTTTTCTTTAGCCCAAGTTCTAATATTACTAAATATTTCTAATTCAGTTGATTCAACAGGTTTTAAATAATTTTGTAATGCTCCAATATAAATAAACCTTTCTTTATTATGCGCTGAAGATACGTTATTTGATTTACACCATTCTATAGTTCTATTATCAAACTCTATATGACTACCATCTAATAGTTGTACTAACATAGGAAATTTATATCCTGTTAAATGTAAATCATCTGTTCCTTTAAATGTAATTGTTCTTAATGTTACGTGAATTGTTTTGTCCATTGTTTTTTTGTTTTTATTAATCATTAATTGTAAGTATGAATTTTTATCTTTTTTGTAATTAAATACTTCTTGAAAATGTATTTCTAATTTTGAAGCGTGTGATATATTATCTGTTGATGCTAGTATATCATATTCTTTATAACCTTGTATTTGTTCAACACGTCTTTTTAAATCATTCGTGCAACCTACTTTAATTCCTTTAATATGATATATGTAATACATAGTTAAATTTTTCTACCACAAAGAGGGTATATATATGAATGATATTGAGTACCTTTTTTAATTACTTTATTATTTGTAAATTTAATATCTTCGTCAGCTACACTATCTTTTCTGCTATAATAACCGATACAATCTCTATCGTTTTCTATAACTGTAATACTTCCAACGTATTTATTATTAACGTGATATTCAATAAAAAATCCTAAATCTTCAAATACTTGTCTCATGGTTGTTTGTTTTTGTTATACAAATATACTTATTAATTTTAGTTTATTTACAAGTTATTTACAATTTAACATAAATTTAACACTTTTTATTATAGTGTCTTTCATATATATGTAAGTTTTGAGCATAATGAGTATAGAATCCTTGTTCTACATTTAAAGATTTACAAACTAATTTGTGTAGTTGTAAAAACGTATAAGCATCATTGCAGAATCCAAACCATAAGTCATTGCTTCTCATTAATACTGTCATATGTAACTTACTTGAATCAGGTGTAAAATAGAATTGAATTGATAATGTGCAAGGAGTGTCTTTAGAGTACTCAGAGTGTTCTTTACCATCATAGATAGATATTAATGCACGACGAGAATATTTGTCCCTCTGAAGTTCTTTAATTACATACTCTAATTGATTGTTTCTACTCCATTGCCAACCATAGTTTGAGTTAACATAACCACGTTCGTCCATATGATTATACCAAATCTTTGCTACTTTAGCTATTTCAACAGCGCTTCTATCTTTACTTAAATACCATTCCCATTCTTTTTCAGCGTAATCTAATTTAAAGTTTCTAAATTCAGATCTAACTATTGATTCAGTTGTATCTAATATAGTAAACATTTGATTGTATAATGCTTTAGTACCTGTTTCTTTTTGTGCTACTTGACTATCTAACTTTTCGTAGTAATATTCAAATGCTTCTGTTATTGTTTTAAATTGCCACATATGTTTTCTTTTTTTATTGGATATTTATATCCTTTTTTGTCTTCAAATAAATAAACTTTTGTTCCTTCGTATAATATTTCTGTTCCTTTAAATTTAGCATATAAAGTTTCTCCAGCAAATTTAAAATAATAATAGTTGTTCTCTAATAATTTCTTCATTTATTTTTTCTTTAATTGATTTTTCTAATAAGTCTTTAAACGCTACGTCTATACCACAATGACTTTTAGCTATATCATAAGCAAATTTTCTTTTCTTATTTCTTAAATCATCGTTGTTAGAAAGCTCAATTATTTGTTCTACTGTATCTTGTAAGTTATTACTATCACTATACACGAAACAATCTAAATCGTAAAAGCTATCTCCTTGAATATGGAAGTTATTTTTAGCCCAATGTTTATCAACTACATTTAGCATTCCAACATTAATCATTTCCAAAGTAGAATATTCAATTATATTACTATATTGATTTGCTTGAAGATTAAAGAAATTTGCTCCAAACATATTATTAGATAATAAATCAAGTGCTTCAATTCTTTCGTAAGGTCCATATACATTTAAGAAGTTTATATCTTGCTCATCTACTATACTTTTAGCTCTATAAATTATATTATCGTATTCGCCTTTAGAAAAATCTTTTGAATCTTTAGAAAAGAAACATTGTTTTGCTCCTATAGATTTCTCAATACCTCTTGCTTCAGAGTATATTCCTTTAGCAGTTAATAATGGTTGTAGAAATATCATTCTTTTAGGGTCTTTAAAATTAGCAAATCTACCTAAATAAGATACTTTCTTTATTTGTTTATCTTTTATTAAGTGTTTTAATTTGTCAAAGTCATGTCCATTATTAAAAAATTCAACAGGTGTTTTAATATTTAATTCTTTTATTTTTTTATAAAATACAGTACCTTTACCAAAAGTAAAAGCTAAATCCATTTGTTGAACCGTTTCCCAAAGTTTGTTATTTCTATTCAAACTCATTATATGATGGTCGTTTTGAAATATTATTTTTTTTGGAATGCTTACTCCTAAAACCAATTTGTCATAGAAAGAATTTTTATATTCTTCACTATTAGACTTACTTGGTAAAGATTGATAGTAAACTATATCACTTGAATTTAATTCTTTTCTAATGTATTCTAATTCATCATTATTAAACTCAATAACGTCTATTTCTTGAGATTTCCTTCTACCCCATTTTTTATCTAAAGAAGCATAAGTTTTACACTCGTGACCTTGTGATAAAATATAATTTTGTAATTCAGTAGCAAACCTTGTTACACCACATCCTTCTACTCCTCTACCTAATAATATTGATATTTTCATACTACTTATTATTATAGTTGTTTAAACTTCCTAAATAAGCTACTGCGTCAAGTAGATTATCTTCTTTATGATTATAAGATTGTCTTGACAACTTCAAAGCTACAAGACACATATATATATCTTGTGCAGTTAATTGTTTACCTGTGCAACCTGATGCTATCATAGCAGCGCGTTCCATACCTTCTTCAAATGGTCCATACATTCTTTCTTTTTCTTCAGAACGTAAATTAATAATCTTGTTTGCTTCTTCTAAAATGTTCATTGTTTTTGTTTGTTTTAGTTAATAAAATGTAAATATATAAATTTTTTTTAATTAGTTCTTAATTTTAACAAATTGTAGCATTCAATATAACGTTGTCTTGCTTTTCCTTTGTGTATTTTTTTAAATAATTCATAAACTCTTTTTGTATATTTATAACGTGAATCACAATGTACAAGTAACTTTTCAGCATATTTCTTTCCATAACCTTTACAATATTGTACATTATCTGCTCCATCACCTATAATCATTTGCTCATAAAAATTATACATAGCTTCTGATTCAGATATATCATAAACACATTTATGCTTAGCATGATAGTTATATATCAAAGCAGGAAATTGTTTGTAATCTTTATCAATTGATATTATCATGACATTATCTCTACCATGTTCTTGTGATAGATTATACCAATATCTTGCAACCATATCATCGGTCTCTACTCCATAACCTATTATTGAATCATAATTGTCTTTTACAAATTGATGCATCTCATTTAATAATGGTGGTAGTTCGCTATTAACTCTATTAGCTTTGTACTTCGGTGATATATATTTTCTAAAATTACCTTTAGAACTTGAAAAAACAAGCACTTGATTTATTTCATATGTTTCTTCTAAATGATTTATTATACTCATAAATCCTTCGTCAAACTTATGTACAGTTAAAGCCATTTCAGTATAGAATCTTTCATCTTCTTCGTGTTCTTTTCTTTTACAACAACTTGAATAAATTAAACTGTCTGCATCAAATAGTAGTATCATATTAATTTTTATTAGAATTTAACAATATTAATTTTAAAATATAATTATAAACACTTAATTCCCTTGTAGTACTGTTAATCATTGATGTTAATTGGTCATCATTTAAATCAGTTTTACCTGTTATTAACTCATCTACATATTGTTTTAATTCTCTATCTAAACCAATTATTTTAGATTGAATCTTAATTAGTGCTTGTTCATTCATTATCTTATTTTTATATTATCTAAATTTAACATTGTTTCATCGTAATTTAATACATCTTTTACTTCTTGTTCATACGTATCAGAATAATTAAATTGTGCTTTTATAGCTTCTGTAATTTCTTCTAATTCGTGTTTAACATAAGTGTTTTCTACTTCTGCCATTAACCAAGTAATGTTTTCTAATCTTTTAATAATTTCTTGTTGTGTCATGATGTTTGTTTTAATTGTTTAAGCAAATATAAAAAAGTTATTAATACGAATTACATTTTAACAAAAAATTAACATAAAAAAAAACTACCTCTTTTGAGATAGCTTTTGAATTATTATTTTTCTATAAACTTCGTTGACTGATTCTTTATTGTTTCCTCGTTTCCATAAGAAGTCCATTATCCTGTTTATTCTTTGTAATGGTGATTGTTTACTTTTCATATTGTTTTAATTTTTCTAAATACAAAATCATATCCATAGCCTCTTCTTGAGCATGTTGTAACCACTCTAAGCGACTTAAATCTGTTCTGTCTAATGTTTTATTGTATTTCTTTATTCCTACCTCAGAACGTTGTTTAAATTGTTCTATTACTGATTCTACTATTGTATCTTTCATTTAAGTTCTAATAATGTTTTAAAATGATTTAACGCTATTATATACCCTTTTTCTTGTTTAGTTTTTTTATTTAATAAACTATAGTTTTCTAAAGTAATATCTATTCTTTTTATTATTTCTTTACGTTTCATTTGTTTGCTTGTTTGATTAAGTAATACCAAAGCCAAATTAGTTTTGACCTTATAAATTCATAAAATACTATTATTAATATATAATTCATTTTGTAAATCTTTTAGCGTGTTGAGTGTAAAGTTCCATTGTTTTTTTTAAAGCGTCGTATTCTGTAAATTCAACGTCAATATTATTCTCTTTGTAATTATGTACTTCCAACCTATTTGATATTTGAAATTTAACAACTTTAAATTTTTTTGTATATTGAATAGGTTGAATCACATAAGCTAAATCATTTCTGTTACATACATACATACTTTGTATTTCATTTTCTGTAGGTTTATAAGTAACTTCATATTTTTTAGCCATTAATCTAACTTTAAAAAATCAGTTTCACAATACTCAGTAAACCACTCTTTGTTTTGTTTATATTTGTCAATTACTGCATTTATAAATATTAACTCGTCTATTGAGCTTGTTTGAAGTTTTTTAATTATTTCTTCAATGCTATTTAAAATATTAGTAGTAGTTTCCGGATCTGTATTATAGATTATCTTATATTCGTTTCTTACAGTTTCTTCTAAGTCTTTATTTAAACTATTTATTTTATGTTTAATTTGTTGCTTATACTGAGTTGTAAAAAACAAACTTTCATTTGCTTCTAATAATAACTGACTTAATAAAACAGATTTTAAATACTCTTGTTGTATAACATTTTTATTTTCCATATTGGTCATAAACTTGTTTTAATTCTTGAATTTTACCTGCCCAACAAGATCCGCAAGAACTTAATTGCAATCTATAATTAAATACATTAAAGTAAATTTCAGAAATTAAACTTTGTTCTGCTGGTGTTAACGTGTTTTTACTTGGCGCAATTAAATCAGTAAGTGCATTGTAATCTTTTTCAGTTAAACAATTAACTTGTCTTGTGTAAGAAAATAATTCATTTAGCTTTGCTTTACGTTCTTCGCATCCACAATCAATTCCTGTTGCTTTGCTAAACATTTCTACTGCCGCTTTAATTCCTGTTGCTTCTGTGATTTGTTCAATTGTATCACCTAAACCTTGTGCTTTCTTTTTAGCCATAATTTTAATTTTTAATAAGTGTTATTGTAATCGTTAGTTATATAATCTTGGTAATC